CAACTGGCTCAAATACAAGCTATAACGACGTAACAGGAGAAGCAGCTTAATATGGCATCGACATTTACACCCCTAGGTATTGAACTCCAGGCAACTGGTGAAAACGCCGGAACGTGGGGAACGAAGACAAACACAAATTTACAACTAGTAGAACAGATAGTTGGTGGATACACTGCACAATCTATTGCAGGTGGTGCTCAAACAACTGCATTATCTGTTTCCGATGGATCTACAGGAGCTGTTCTCGCTCACAGAGTTATAGAGTTTACAGGCACAATTACAGGAAATCAAATTGTTACAATTCCCTTAGATGTTCAAACTTTTTATATTTTAAAAAATTCAACTTCAGGATCTTACACAGTTCAGTTTAAATATGCATCTGGATCAGGATCTACTGTAACTTTTACAGCAACACAAAAAACTACAAAAATAGTTTATGCAGATGCTTCTGATGGAACTAATCCAAATATCGTTGAAGTTCAGACAGGTGGTGATCTTGTTGACGATACGTCTCCACAATTAGGTGGTGATTTAGATACTAACTCCTTTAATATTCTTATTGATGATGACCATGGTATTAGAGACGAAAACGATAACGAACAAATAGTATTTCAAACAACATCTTCAGCTGTAAACCAGTTAGAAGTTACAAACGCTGCAACAGGTAATGACCCTAAATTAGCTGCAGCAGGTGGAGATTCAAACATAGATTTAGCTTTAGCACCAAAAGGATCTGGTGAAATTGTAGTAGGCACAGGATCAGCTGCATCAACGATTACATCATCTGGTGCATACGATTTAAGATTAGATACTAACTCAGGCACAAACTCAGGATATATTAACATTGTAGATGGTGCTAATGGTAACCAACAAATATATCCAAACGGAACAGGTTATTTAGAAGTAGGTGGTGGAACTAACCCAGGAACTATCCAACTAAATTGTGAGTCCAACTCCCACGGTATTAAGCTGCAATCCCCGGCCCACTCAGCCTCACAATCTTACACATTAAAGTTCCCTACAGGCAACGTAACAGCAGATAGATTTTTAAAAGTTGAGTCAGTAACAGGATCAGGCACAACAGGTGTTGGTCAATTATCATTTGGTGAAGTATCAGGTGGTACATCATGGCAAGCTGTAAAAACTTCTGGATTTACTGCAGTAGCAGGTGAAGGATATTTCTGTAATACAACATCAGCAGCTTTTACAGCAACATTACCATCATCAGGAACGATAGGTGATGAAATTAGTTTTATAGATTATGCAGGTACGTTTGATACAAACAATTTAACTATTGGGAGAAACTCACACAACATTCAGGGCTCTGCAGCAGATTTAACAGTGTCAACCGAGAGAGCAGGTTTTACATTGGTTTACGTAGACTCGACTCAAGGTTGGCTATTAAAGGATAAATAATAGCTATGTCTGAATATAAAGGTATAAAGGGGTTTCAAGTTCAAACCCGTACAGAAGATCCAGTACCATATGCACAAGCATTGGCAGATGATCCTTATGCAGGAGTATGGGGAGCTGGTGGAAATTTAAACAACGCAAGATTTTTATTTGATTCTGGTGTAGGTTCTTTAACAGCAGGTTTAGTTGCAGGTAATAGTCCATCACCAAACGCTGAGACTTATAATGGAACAAGCTGGACTAATATTTCTTCTTTAGGAAATAATACGGCAGGAAGAGCAGGAGCTGGAACATCAACAGCAGCATTAGAATTTGGTGGAACTCCAGGATTAGGGGTTACAGAATATTGGAACGGTAGTTCGTGGACTGAATTAAATGATTTAAACACTGGTAGAAATGTAGCTGGTGGTATTGGAACAGCGTATACCGCAGCTTTGTGTGCAGGTGGAGACGCTCCTGGTTATGTAGCAAATGTAGAAAGTTGGGATGGAACTAACTGGACAGAGGTAAATGATTTAAACACTGCAAGAGGTCACATAGCAGGAGTAGGAACACAAACAAGTGCAATAGTTGCTGGTTCAGCACCCTCCGGAGATTTGGTTGAAACTTGGGATGGTTCTAGTTGGACAGAGGTTGCAGAATTAAATACAGGTAGATATGGATTATCAGGATCTGGAGCAAGTCGTACAGACGCTTTAATGTTTGGTGGAACTCACCCTTCCTTACCTAATCATTCTGCAAATACAGAATCTTGGAATGGAAGCACTTGGACTGAAGTTAATGACATGGCAACGGCAAGATATTATTTAGCAGGAGCTGGTTCATCAAGTTCTGCTTGGGCGGCAGGTGGAGTTGTTACCACAGCAAGTGCAGCCACAGAAGAATGGACTTTCTCAGGTTTGGATCCATCAACAACACCATCAGCAGATTATGCTGACGCGATTGTTGGGGACTTTTACTATAACTCTACAACAGGACAATTTAAAACTGTAAACGATGGCGGAGCGCCTATTGGAAGTTGGGCTAGTGGTGGAAATCTTAATCAAGTAAGAGGTTCTAATAAAGGGTTCGGAACACAAACTGCTGCGATAGATGCAGGTGGTGTTTACTCTCCTATTTCACCCCCAGGTGCACAATCAAACTATGTAGAGAGTTATGATGGAACATCTTGGACAGAAGTAGCAGAAATGAATACAGCTAGACAAGCATTTGCATCTGCAGGCACTCAAACTGCTGGTATAATTGCTTTAGGTTATAAGCAAGGTTCTAATGCACCTGAAACAGAATTGTGGAATGGTTCAACTTGGACAGAAACAGCAGATGCTAACACAGCTAGAACTTCAGTAAGAGGTTGTGGAACCACTACTGCGGCATTAGCTGTTGGTGGATATAATCCTCCTCCATCTTTACAACTTAATATTACAGAATCTTGGAATGGTAGTGCTTGGACAGAAGTTAATGACATGAATACAAGAAGATCAGGTGCAGGTATTGCATTAAGTTCTCCTTATACAGATACAATAATTTTTGGTGGTTACTCACAACCACCTCCAAATACAGCTAATGCTGAAACATGGAACGGATCATCATGGACTGAAACAGGTAATTTAAATACAGCAAAAGATAATATGGGAGGTTCAGGAGATTCAAGCACCAGTGCACTTTGTTTTGGAGGAAGGACATTAAGTCAAACAGAGGGTTGGAATGGCACAGCTTGGACAGAGGTATCTGATTTAGCTTTGGCTAGAGGATATCTTGCTTCTGCTGGGTCAGCAACTTCAGCATTAGCTTCTGGTGGAGAAGCTCCAGGTTCACCTTATTACAGAAATAATACAGAAGAATGGAATGCAGCAGATTTTCAAATTAAATCGGTGACAACAAGTTAATTATGATTTATAAACAAGCAAAAGGAGGAAGCAACTATGGCATATAAATACTGTACAGCGACTAACTGGGGCAAAAACTTTTTCACTCACGAAGAGAGAAGACAGTTTCACCTTTCAGGTCATCCTGGTGAAGTATGGGTTGTAGGCGATAATCTTTATGGTGATCAATGGATCAGTAAAGTAGCTGGTGCTATTAAGACAAAAGAAGAAGCACAAGCTATCGTTACTGGTGAAATCGAAGCAGCACAAACTGCTTGGGATGCATTATCAGCTGAAGAACAAGAGCGAAGCCCAAGACCAGTAGTATATAATCTTCCATAGTCCTAACCTATGGCTAAGTATTCGGATATAAAAGGATTTACAGTTCAAACTGTTACAAGCGATCCCGCTGCGTCTGTAGCAGACTCAGGCTCTTGGGCGAGTGTATCAAATTTAAATGCAGCTAACAGAGAAGGTGGGGGATCAGGTGGTCCAACGACTGCAATTAATGTCGGTGGTTATCCTTATCCAATGACAAGTGAACATTGGAATGGAACTACTTGGGCTACGTTTGCAAACATGGGAACTCCAAGAGGTAAAAATGCTTCAGCGGGAAGTTATACAAACGCCATAGTAGGTAATGGGTCAACACCAGGCACTCCTGGAATTGGTATTGTTAATAACGTAGAAACTTGGGATGGAAGTTCTTGGACAGAGATAGCCGAAATTAATAGCATTAGAGATTCAAATGCAATGTCAGCAAATGGAACTAACACAGCGGTAATTTATTTTGGTGGTAACTATAGTCCAGGAGTGCAAGCACTTAACGAAAGTTGGAACGGTTCTGCTTGGACTGAAGTTGGAGATTTAAACGCAGCAAGATCTTATCTTACTGGAATAGGAACTCAAACTGCTGCTTTAGCAGTTGGGGGAAGTCCAGATACAGCAGCCAATGAAAGTTGGAATGGATCAGCTTGGACTGAAGTTGGAGATATGAACACAGCAGGAGATTTTATGGGTGGTAGTTCAGGGAGTCAAACTTCAGCATTAGTCTTTGGTGGTGATCCTGGTAACACAACTAAAACAGAATCTTGGGATGGCACTTCATGGACAGAAGTAAATAATTTAGGAACAGGAAGAGACTCATTAAAAGGAGCTGGTTCAGGTAATACATCTGCTCTGGCATATGGTGGATATACATCAACGCAAGTTGCAAACACAGAAGAATGGACAACTACACCTTCAGCTTTATTTCAAAAAACAGTCGAAGGACAATTATTTTTTAATTCAACAGCAAACGCTTTTAAAGAAACGGTAAAAGATGCAGCCACTGGAACTTGGGCTTCAGTTGCAAATTTAAATGTTGCAAGTTCTCAAGGAAGCACAGGAGCAGGTAAATCTAATTCAGCTGCTTTAGAAATAGGTGGTTACTTTAATCCTCCTCTTCAATATTATGCAACAGTCGAACAATTTAATGGTTCATCATGGACTGAAATTGCTGATTTAAATGAAGGAAGATCTTACGGTGCCGGCGGTGGTTCAATTACAAGCGCATTAATTGCAGGTGGAACAGACGGAACAAATTTAGCTACAACTGAATCTTGGGATGGATCAAGTTGGACAGAGACAGGAGACCTTAATAATGGAAGACAAGTTGTTGGAGGAGCCGTTCCTTCTAATGCAGATGGTATTGCAATGGGTGGATACGATGGTTCTTATAGAGCATACGTAGAAACTTGGAATGGATCTTCTTGGACTGAAACAACAGATTTAAACTCAGCAACAGGATATAACACTGGTTCTGGAACATCGACAGCTGCACTTTGTTTTGGTGGTGAGCCAACTCCTAGGGACAGAGTAGAGAGTTGGAATGGAAGTTCTTGGACTGAAGTAGCAGAGATTAACACAGCAAGAGCACAAGGTGGATCAAGTGGTGAGGGCACAAACACTAGCACAATTTATTTTGGTGGAGAACCTCCTCAAAGTGCTAATACAGAATTATGGAACGGATCGTCTTGGACAGAAATAGCAGATCTTGGAACTGCTCGAACTGGAGTAGGCGGAGCGGGAGTTGCATCTAGTGCTATGGCGATTGGCGGAAATCCAGGGTCTCCACCTTACGCATTAGCTGAAGCTTTTACAGCGACTCTAACTAACAAAACAATAACATCGAGTTAATTATGGCAACGTATAAGGAAATAAAAGGCGTAACAGTACAAACAAGAGACGAAGATCCAACTGTAAATGCTGGAACTTGGTCTAGTCAATCTGGAATGAATGAAGGTAGAAAAGGTCTATCCGGTTTTGGAACTTACACGGCTGCAATAGCAGCAACAGGAAATGACCCATCAACTGTAGCTAATTGTGAATCTTGGAATGGATCATCTTGGACTGAGGTTAACAATGTTAACACAGCAAAATTTTATAGAGGTAATACTGGAACATCAACAGCTGGTTTATTAATTGGTGGTGCTCCTAGCACGGGAGATGTTGAAGAATGGGATGGCACAAATTGGACTGAAACAGCAAACTATCCAGGTAACATCACTGGTCCAATTTTATTAGGAATTCAAACTGCAGCTTTTGCCATTGGTGGTGATGTTCCACCATACACAACTGCAACAAATACTTACAACGGTTCTAGTTTTACAAGTTCAACAGCAATCAACACAGCACGGTCAGGTGGTATAGGATCTGGATCAACAACGGCTGCTGTTGTAGCTGGTGGTTCTACTCCAAGTGCAACTGGTGCTACAGAACTTTGGAATGGTTCCTCTTGGACAGAAGTTAATGACTTAAATACAGCTAGAGATTTACTAGCAGGTTCGGGATCTTCAAGTACAAACAGTTTAGCTTTTGGTGGTCTTTCAACAGCTCTTACAAACACAGAAAGTTGGAACGGTACTGTATGGACTGAAGTAAATGATTTAGGAACAGGAAGACGAGAACTTGGTGGCAGCACAAATGGAAGTAACACACAAGCTTTGGCCTTTGGTGGCGCAACATCTCCAGGTGCTGTGCAAACTGCAACAGAGCAATGGACTTTCCCTTCAGGACCCCATTTAACTGAAGGTGATATATTTTTATCTGGAGGCACAACATTAAAAGGTTTTGAAACAGCGGCTGGAATATCAGCAGGAACTTGGGCATCAAGTGGAAGTTTAAACACAGCCAGAGGTTACGGAGCTGGTGGTGGACCAAACGATAGTTTTATTTACGTAGGAGGTTATACAGGGACAGCTATTACTGGTGTTACTGAAACTTGGAATGGAAGTTCATTTACTGAAGTAGCAGACATGAACACTGCTAGATCTTACATAGCTCACGGTGGTAATACTGCAGCAATGTGGGTAGCAACGGGAGAAGCGCCTTCAGCAAGTGATAAAACTGAAACTTGGAATGGTTCTGCATGGACAGAAGTTGCAGAAACAAATGATTCAAAATTTAAAGCTGGATCGGCAGGAACTGCAACAGCAGGTCTTGTTATTTCTGGAATTATATCCGCTCCTCCTAGAACTACAAATGTAGAAGCTTGGAATGGAACTTCGTGGACTGAAACAGACAATGTGAATACAGGTAGATCAGATTTTGGAGCATTTGGAATACAAACAAGCGCAACGATGGTAGGGGGTGAAGCGTCTCCACCCACTTTAGCACTTTGTGAAAGTTACGATGGATCTTCTTGGTCAGAAATAGCAGAATGGAATCAAGCTCGTTATAGCTCAGGTGGTTTTGGTTCTGATAAAGATAATGGAATAGTTTTTGGTGGAGGTGATCCAACAGCGTATAGAGTATTGGTTGAACATTGGAACGGTAGTTCGTGGACGGAAATAGCAGAAATGGCAAATGGTAGATATGCAAACTGTCAGCACTCTAGTTTAGGAGCAGTATCAGGTAAAGCAGCAGGTGGTAATAATCCACCAAGTTACAACAGCGCCACAGAGGACTTTGTAGCAACTGCTACGTTAGCTAACGTAACCGTATCGTAGACTTGACCTTTATATAGAAAGGTATATAAAGATATTAGAAATGAATAAAGGAGATAGAATGTCAAAAGAAAAACGTAATATAGCTACCAAGCTAGAAACCGAATCAAAGTATTTAACAAACATCTTAGATAAGGATGATGTTAAAAATTTTAAAAAATTAATACCAGAATTACAAGATACATGGATGAAGAAACAAATGTTTCGTACAGAAACAGAAATGAGATTCTCTGTGTTATCAGATAACAAATATCCAACCAAAGCTGCAAAGTATTGGCAATCTGTGAGAGAACAGAATACACACTTTGAGAACTTAGTTCATTTATCTTTTGAGGCTAGGAAAAATGAAGTTGAGATAAAGAAAATACAAAGAGATATTAAAAAAGAAAAAGATCCATTAGAAAAAGAACTCAAACAAGTAGAGCTAGAGGAAAAATTATATGGTAAAGCACAAATGGAACTTGTTGCTAAACATAGAATGAGAGAAGTAGCCACTTGGTCTAAACTTAAAAAAGAGTTTGATGATGGTAACTTTGATAAGAGAGATGTGAATACGCACCAAGCTAAATCATATTTATTGAGATTACAAAGACAAAAAGAAACAATAACTCCTGGTACATCGCAACCCGAAGTGTTTAATGTATTAGGACAACTAGAAGCTTTAGAAAAAGGATTAAGAGAAAATACCTTATCCTTAGATGATAAGAAAACTAAAAAATTAAAATGAAGTTCGACTTTGTTTATTTAGGTCAGACGGTCTTAAAATACCAGGTTCCTTTGGAGATATTTGTAGGTCTTAATGAAATCTACGAAAGACAAAAAAAACAATTTCCCAAAGCCAACAAACAGTTAGTAGGTAAAATACAAGACGAAGTATCTTTATTTTATTCTGGTCCTAACAATGATAAGATGCATCAACATAATTTTTTACCACAAGACATACTAAAATGGTTTCATAGTATCTTTGACCACTACACAAATTGGAACAAGATAGGTCCAACGCAAAAATCTATAAATTCTATTTGGGTCAATGAGATGAAAGCACATGAGTATAATCCTGTGCACATACATCAAGGTAAACTGTTTACAGGTTTATCTTCTGTAATGATTTTAAAACTACCTAAAGATACGGGTATAGAATATTCTGCAGAATCAAAACCTATGAATGGTAGACTACAAATTATAGGTGCAGCGAACGGACAGTTTTCTAAAACAGACTATTCTCCTAACATGAAGATAGGAGACTTCTATGTTTTTCCTTATGACATGAGACACTGCGTGTATCCATTTAACGGAACTAAAGAAACAAGAAGAACATTAGTTTGTAATGTAGATGTTGATTATAATCCAGTATCTTCAAGAACAGGATTGGGACAAAACGAATGATACCAAGAATGCCGAGATGGCAATCTTATGTTGCCACAACTACAAATCCAATATTTACACCAGAACAGTGTAAGATGATTATAGATGCTGGTCATCAATGTGCACCTGAACAAGCCAAAGTTGGTGGTGGAGAAAAAGGTAAATACGATACTAAGAAACGAGTGACAACAATCTCTTGGATACCTTTTGATAAACTACCACAAATGTATAAGGTTATTGAGAATCAATTATCTATTGTAAATTTAAATCATTTTTATTTTGATGGTGTAAAACTTACAGAGCCTGCACAATTTACGGTGTATCCTAAAAAAGGTTTTTATGATTGGCACATGGATCTAAATCCATTTGGTCAAGATGGTCAGAACCCAATACGTAAAATATCTATGACTTGTTTATTATCAGATCCATCAGAGTTTACAGGTGGGGATCTTTTGTTTGCAGATACAGGAGAACATAAACCACTTCAACTAAAACAAGGACAAGCAATATTTTTTGCATCCTTTTTAAGACACAAAGTTGCACCAGTTAAAAAAGGTGTAAGAAAATCTTTGGTGATGTGGTTTGGAGGACCACCATTTAAATGAGTAAACTACAGAGAAAAATATTATTTCCAACAGCTGTTTATTTTAAAGATATTCCAACATCTATAGAGATGAACAAATACCTTATAAAAGAAATAAAAAAATGGCGTAAGGCAGATCCTGAAGGAGAAAAGAAAACAAACTCTGGTTTTGGTTGGCATAGTAAAACTGACATGGACAAAAGAAAAGAATACCAACCACTTATAGACGAACTTTTTAAAATGGCTTATGAATGTAATAAAGATTACGGTATATCAGGTAAACTAGGATTGGGTAATATGTGGGCTAATATTAATCCAACCTACAGCTATAATAAAACACATACACATCCTAATTCTATGTGGTCAGGTGTATATTATATTAAAGTACCTAAAAACTCAGGTAAATTATTTTTAGAAGATCCTAGACCAGGACCTAATACTCACATGCCTAGAAGAGAAGCTAATCTACCAGAACAGTTATGGAGAGTTTGTGCCTATGAACCAATGGAGGGACGAATGATATTTTTTCCATCTTGGTTGCCTCATGGTGTAGATATAAATATGAATACAGAAAAAGGTGAAAAGAACTGGAGAATATCTGTATCTTATAATTTTATACAAATATGAGTTTTAAAAAAAATAAATACCAAGTTATTAGAGGGGCTATATCAAAAGAAGTAGCAGACATAGCCTATAGATATTTACAGATATCAGCAGAAGCAGATCATTGGATGTTAAACAATAGTGTAACCCATGCCGGTAATAAACTTGTTGGTAATTTTAATGACCCACAAGTTCCAAACTCTTACGCTAAATACAGTGATAGATTGATGGAGACATTACTTGTTAAAACTATAGCTGTGATGCAAAAAAAGACAGGACTTAAATTAGTGCCTACTTATTCTTACACAAGACTTTATAGAAAAGGCAATATCTTACAGAGACATAAAGATAGGCCTAGCTGTGAGATATCTACTACATTAAACCTAGGTGGAGATAACTGGCCCATATTTATCGATCCTACAGGGTCTGACAACGTCATAGACGAGTATAAAGGCATACATAAGCCTGGAGCACCCAAAGGCGTGAAAGTGGACCTAAAACCAGGGGATATGCTTATTTACTCTGGTTGTGAGTTAGAACATTGGAGAGAGCCTTTTGAGGGTCAATTATGTGGCCAAGTATTTCTACATTATAACCATGCAGATGGACAGTTTGCAAAGAGCAATTTGTATGATAAAAGACCTATGCTAGGAATAGTCAAATAACGTTGAACATCAACGCAATCTAATATAATCTGGAGATCTATGTTACAGAAGGTTAATTTTGCACCTGGAATCAATAAACAAATCACTGCCACAGCCGCAGAGGGCCAGTGGATAGACTGTGATAATGTTCGATTTAGATATCTGTTCCCTGAAAAAATAGGTGGTTGGAAGCAGTTAGGAGCTGATAATATTACAGGGGCGGTTAGAGCTATACATCAATTTACTAATAGTGAAGGTAGAAAGTATTCTATCATAGGGTCAAACAGAATTTTGTACGCTTTCTCTGGTGGTGTGTTCTACGATATACATCCGATTAAATCTACCACAACGCTTACAAACGCATTTAGCACGACCAACGGATCAGCTACTGTTACAATAAACTTTTCAGGAGACCATAATATATCTGCAGGAGACATAATTTTGTTAGATAATTTTTCTACAATAACAAATTCTAATTTTGATTCTGATGACTTTGATGACATAAGATTTATGGTTACAACTGTACCATCGTCAAACACGATTACGATTACAATGCCCTCTAATGAAACTGGATCTGGAGCAACAGAATCTGGTGGTATTAGAGTTCAACATTATTTTAGAGTAGGTCCAGATGTGCAATCACAAGGTTTTGGTTGGTCACTTGGATCTTGGGGTGGAACAGAGGTAGGAGCTTTTACTACAGTTTTATCTTCTGACATATCTTCATCAGCAACTAGTATTACATTAAATGATGCCTCACAATTCCCTAGTTCTGGAACAAACTTTGTTCAGATTGGAACAGAAGAAATATCTTACACAGGTATATCTACAAATACACTAACAGGTGTAACAAGAGGTGTTAGAAATACAACAGCAGCATCACACTCTGCAGGAGCTACAGTGACTAACTCATCTAGTTTCGTAGCATGGGGTGAAGCAGCTTCAGGTGACTTAATTGTTGATCCTGGAATGTGGTCCATTGATAACTTTGGTGACAAAGCTATTTGTTTAATCGTAGACGGTGAAGTATTTGAATGGAACTCTGCAGCTACAGATGCAACTAACTCTAGAGCCACGATTATATCTGGTGCACCAACTGCATCAAGACACATGCTCGTATCTACACCAGATCGACACTTAGTATTTTTTGGCACAGAAACCACAATTGGTACAAAGTCTACACAAGATGATATGTTTATTAGATTCTCGGACCAAGAGGATATTAACACCTACACACCTACAGCAACCAATACAGCCGGCACACAGAGACTGGCCGACGGATCACGGATCATGGGAGCTATTAGAGGTAGAGATGCAATCTATGTATACACAGATACAGCCTTGTTTTTACAAAGATTTGTAGGTCAACCTTTTACATTTGCTTTTGTGCAAGCTGGAACTAACTGTGGACTTGTTGGTAAGAACGCAGCCGTAGAGGTAGATGGTGCTGCATATTGGATGTCAGAAAATGGTTTCTTTAGATACGCCGGAGCTCTTGAAACATTACCATGTTTAGTAGAGGATTTTGTATACGATGATGTTAATTTGGATTCTGGTAATCAAATGATTGCAGCAGGACTTAATAATTTATTTGGTGAGATTATGTGGTTTTATCCAACGGCTAACTCTGCTGTTGTTAATAAAATGGTTTGTTATAATTATCAAGATTCATCACCAGAAAGACCAATATGGACAGTGGGTACACTAGCTAGAACAGCTTGGGCAGACTCTGCTGTGTTTGGTAAACCACACGCTATGGAATATGATGCAGACGGTGTTGAACCAGCAACTTCATCTACATATGTGCAAGGAAATACAGACGGTATTACAACATACTATCAACACGAAACAGGAACAGATCAAGTCAAAGGTGGTTCAGTAACCGCTATCACAGCGAATATACTGTCTGGAGATTTTGATATTACTCAGCAACAACAAGGTGTGGCAACACTTAGAGGAGATGGTGAGTTTATAATGAAGATAAGAAGATTTGTGCCAGACTTTGTTTCCCAAACAGGTAATACGCAAGTTACATTAAACTTAAAAAATTATTCAAACGATTCAGCAGCTAGTTCATCACTAGGTCCCTTTACAGTTTCATCATCAACTAGCAAAGTAGACACACGTGCAAGAGCTAGAGCCATAGCGTTAAAAATAGAAAACACAAGCACTAGTCAAGATTGGAAGTTAGGAACATTTAGATTAGATGTACAACCAGACGGTAGAAGATAATGGCAAAGATAGTACAAGTATTAACAAGACCAAGTGAGACCTATAAACAATCTGTAGCTGATGCACAGGTTAGAGATCTCGATGGTGTTATACAAAAATTAAACACAACGTACCAACAAGAATTAAAAGATGAGATGGAAGCAGAAAGCTTCTTTATAAATTAATGGCAAATAGTTTTATAAATAAAAAAAATGATTTAACATCTACAGATCTAACGACTGTATATACAGTGCCTTCTTTTAAAACAGCTGTAGTTAAGTCTATTCTAGTATCTGATGATTCAGGATCAGGAGACACAATTACTGTAACGTTAGTTGATGCTTCAACTAATATATTTAGTTTATTTAAAAGCAAATCAATATCTGCTAACACTACAGTAGAACTTTTAACCCAACCTTTAGTCATGGAGGCAAGTGAGGCGTTAAAAGTACAAGTGGGCTATGCTGGAAGAATTCATGTTATAGCGTCAATCCTAGAAATAGAACCAAGAGAGGTAACAACATAATGGAGACGATAAAGCCAGAAAAGATAATAACAACAATATCTAACTTGAAAACAGGCGAAAAATACAATACAGAGGAAGAATGGAAAGCTAAAGGCGTACCAGAGGCTGATATCCGAAGAGATATCAAGGTAATCATGCCTTCGCTTGATTTGTTCCCTAAAACAAAGTAGTGTGGAAAAATGGCGATAACTAGATCACAAATAGCAAGACAATTATTAGCAGAAGGTGGAGTATCCTTAGATGATGCCAAAAGAATGGCACCTGAGGGTGAGTTTCTTGCATACATAAATCCAAAGGAAGCACAGATGTTAAAACAAGCTGGAGGCTCTGGTATCATGACACCTATGGGTATTCCAAGTTTTGTTGACTTTGGTGGTTCTGGAACTGGTTATGGATCAGCTGCTGATACTTTTTCTGCAGCCGGAGGAAATCCTGGAGCAAACAGTCGAAGTAATGTTGGAGGAAATGGAGATGGAGGCGGAGGCCCTCCACCGTCAACTGGAGGTGGTTCTGATCCGATAAAAGCAAAACCAACATACAAGCCAACTTTTAATGTGCCTAACTATGGTAAAAATATTAGTGACTTTGAAAGATACATGGCAACTCTTGGAACAGGAATAGTAACCATGAATCCTTTTGCAAGTTTGGGTGTTAATAGGTCTTTAAAAGAAGAACAAGAAAAACAAAAAGATTTAATGAATGCTATGTTAGGGAATCAACAATTCTTTAGCACGACACCTAGAAGTTTAACAACACAATACAAAGAAACAACAGGCATGAACATTGGACCGAAAGGACCACCAAGTGGTGGAGACGATGGAGGACTTCCTATCATTCCAAAAATATCACCACAAGTTGCAAAACTACCTACAGATATAGAACCTGATAAAAGTGATATAAGAGACTTAGAAGATTTTCAGCAAAGATTTATTCTGCCAGAAAGATTTAGATTAGCAGATGGTGGTGATGTTAAAAGAAGAAAAAAAGGTGAACCGGCAGATGAAGTTATGGAAGAAGATGAAGAGGAAATTTTTTTAGATAAAATGCCAAGACCAAGAAGAAGAGAAATTTTAGAAGCAGCTGAAGGTGGACAAGTTTCTGTAAAAGATGCAGAGAAGATGGCACCTAAAGGTGAGTTCCTCGCGTACATTAATGATGATGAAGCAGCATTGTTAAAATCATTAGGCGGTGCAGGTCAAGCTGTAAACGAAACAGGCATACCATCATTCTTTGTTAAAAAACTTTTTAAGAAAGCAGCTAAAGCAGTTAAGAAAGTTGTTAAAAGTGATTTAGGAAAAGCTGCATTAGCAGGTGCAGCTATTTATGGTTTAGGTGGAGGAGCACTTTTTGGTGGAAAAGGTTTTGCTTTTAGCAATTTACCTGGTGCAGGATTTTTTACTGGTAAAGGATTAGCACCAAATGCTTTAGGTGGTAAGGTGCCAGGATTCAAAGGATTATTATCAAGAGCTATAGGTAAGATTCCAGGAGGTAAAGTAACAGCTGGTATACTAGGAGCATCGGCACTAGGTGGACTTGCAGCTGGAGCTGGAGGAGAGGATGATGAAAGCATTGATGATATAGTAGGTAAAATATCAGGCGAGACAGGACTTGA